GTGTTTGCCAATGGGGCATATGTAGGTGAACACCTAATGGCATCATAATTTAATCTACCGATGCCTACGACATTGTCATTATTGACAAAACTGCTTATTTGTGTTTTGTTAGTTATACCAGGAGTCAATGGAGTTCTAACATCATCAGCAATTTTTGTCCATCTTGCCCCATCAAACCTGAACAGTCTGTTGGGGTAATAATCCACTCGTAGGAAATACTCACCTATTTCTGGACCAAATGGAAATGCAATACCAGTTGATACTGGTAATCCATTTGGAGCTAATCCGTTACCTGTCAGGTAGCCAGAAATAGTTGCAGTTGGAGTTGCATAGCCACTACTAGTATCCGTGTTTAAATCGCTGGTGTCATCACTGTAATTGCTTGTATCCAATGAACTCTGACCAGCATTTGGGGTATTTGGTTCAACAAAGAAACTACTTGTATCATACCCCGATTCTGGTACGTTGACTTCTGCTTGGGTCACGATGGCTTCATTAATGTTGATATATCTGCCATAGGTACTCAACAAATCACCCAATGAACTGGTTGTCGTGGGGTCATCATTGGCAGGTAGATTAAGTATATCCTTGTATTCTTGACTATCGACCATTGGTTGAACCTTTACACGCCATAAATGCCCCCACCATGTAGGCGCAAATCCTTCGGACCCCATGGTAGCATCTTGGACAACATAGAATCGCTTCAATGCAGCTGGCAAATCTCCGTCCAACGGATAGAAGTCCATTAAATGCGGCATTTCTAATACATCGCCTACTATGATTTTTCTACCCATTTTTGCTACCATATCATTCAGGTGAAATACTATGAACAATGTGTCACTGGTTAGAAACAGACCAAATTGCGATAAATCGAAGTCGTTGTCATTTACACGATAAACACCACGCATCGTGTATATAGAAGTATCATACGTTCTATCTCTATTTTCCAAGAATAGTAAATCTTCTATATTTTTCGCACTCTGATTGGGGTAAACTGGTATTGTGGCATCTGTTGAGCCAGTCTGCTCGGTAGGACCAAGATATTTGTGAATATTGATATCGGTACCTCCGATTACAAACATTTCGAATATTCGTTTATCGAAAAAATTGTAATCGTTAGAGTGGTTGGGTCGCCATAATGAAAGTCTCATTCTGTTATATCCTTTTTATTATGTTGTATTTAGCTCAAAATATGTATATAATTTCCTAATTCGACAAATGGAGGCTACTATGATGATAATGCAAAAAAGTTTTGACTGGGCAGAAGTACGCGAACGCCTTGAAGATTCAATTTTCAAGGTATCCAAAGATAGAGATAAATTGCACACTTTATTGAACAATATAGAGGATAGGGTCACGGAATTGAACAAAGAAGAGGTTATGTGCCGCCAACGCAACCATCAAACAAGTAAGCACAAACGTATGCTGGCTGATATCAATGCCGAAATTGACCATTTTGACCAATGGTTGCTATATGGTATGTTGATTGGTGATTACGCTTGACAAAATGAATATGACCGAGTAGGCTGTACATATAAATAATTTTTACGGATGGATACATGGAAAATATTAAAAAGGACAAAATTAAAGTACCAACCTCACGGAGAACCAAGTTTTTTGATGAGCAATATATTGGTACAGAGCCTACTTGGGATGGAGTTGATGATTATACCAATGATAAATTCAACGATACACTACTTAAAAGTTTGAATTACTACAATTACTTTTATACAGTGAAGGATTTGAAGCAAGACTACATAGCATGGGTTATGGCATATTCGGAGGAACATGAAACCTTTGACAAAGATTACCTATCTAAATTGACGAAAATTAGCGATAATTCCGTGCCGTTGACCGCATGCTCATTGATAAAAGCTCATAGCATGGGGATGCCATTACGACCTCCCCATGTCGAATATTTACTTAGTGTGGTAACGCGGGCATTGGGGTCACCAACAGATGAGTTGGATGACGAAATTGTTGCACTACCAAAACCAGTTGTTGAAAAGGTGACAATCCAAGACCGTATGAATGAAATAGCGAAAGAGCATATCGCCTATTTCGCAGATATGGAGGATTATGTGCTGGTTGATGGAAAGACACTTAACCCAAAGTCATTTGATTACCTAACATCGAAAAATGTCCCCAGAGCAATGCTCGGCAAAATTGCAGATGCATTTTCGGAACACAGAAACGAGATATTAGAAGCAAAAGCTGGTACATGTGAACAACTTACCGAAGGCTACAAGAAATTCAAAGCCGCAGATTATAAACGTATAGAAACATTCTATTCAACCCTAATAGAAGGGCTTGACCAATACTCAACGGTCAAGCAAGCAACCAAAAAGGCAAGTGTTCGTAAACCAGCTGCCAAAGAGAAACTGGTAGCCAAATTAAAGTACTTGAAGACTGATGGAGTGCTGAAATTGGTGAGTATCAATCCAGTTGACATTATTGGGGCAAAAGAACTATTTGTATTCAATATCAAAACGCGAAAAATTGGCAAATATGTTGCTGATGAGCAATCTGGTGGTATATTGAGTATTAGTGGCTCATCCATAATTGGCTACGATGAAGCAAAAAGTGTTGCCAAAACATTAAGAAAGCCAGAATCCCAGATGAAAGAGTTCTATGCTTGTGGCAAAATCCAATTGCGAAAATACATGGATTCTATCAAGGCAACTGAAATAAAACTTAACGGTCGCATAAATGCAGACACTGTGTTATTGAAGACGGTATAACTATCATCCTGTTGTCATGTATAAATACACGATAACAGGATAAAACTATGGCAACGATAACACCCGGATTAAACGAGAATAACAGTATCACAACTGACAGCTTATATAATCCAGTAACTGGCACTGGCTCTGGACCAATTCAATTTGATTCGAGTACGTTGCCGTCTACCGATTCCAAAATAAACGACATCATCCAATATATTAGATTACGATTGGGTGATGGAATTGTTGACGTGGAAGCGGACAAAGAACACTTTGACATGGGTATAAAACAAGCCTTTATACGATACAGGCAACGAAGCTCTAACTCGGTAGAAGAGAGTTACGCATTTATGGATTTGTGGCCAGAGACACAGGAATATATCCTACCAAAAGACATCATTGATGTTAGACAAATATTTCGTAGAGGGATTGGGTCTGTGACTGGTACAACTGCCAGCCAATTTGAACCATTTGCCAGTGGATACCTGAATACATATATGCTTGTTGCTGGTCGGGTTGGTGGATTGGTGAACTATGAATTGTTTGCTGACTATCAAAAACTCGCGATGAAAATGTTTGGCGGCTACATGAACTTTCATTTCAACAAGGTTACTAAGAAATTGACATTGGTTCGCAAACAACCATGGCAAGGACTTGGTAATCATGTGGCAGAATCAATACTACTGTGGACATATAACTACAAACCAGAAGTTATGTTATTGAATGACCCACAGGTATATCCTTGGATACAAGACTATGCTTATGCATTGGTTATGATGAGTATTGGTCAAGCTCGTGAAAAGTTTAGTACTATTGCTGGTCCGCAAGGCGGCACATCATTAAATGGGCAAGCGTTGAAGGCAGAAGGACAAGCGTTGTTAGATAAACTTGATGAAGATATTAAGTTATACCAAGATGGCGGAATGCCGCTGACCTGGATTTGTGGGTAATATCTATTGTATTATTCACTTCTTTTTGGTATACTATTATAAACAATACACATGGAGGTGTTAACGATGATTATTTCAATTTCTGGCTTAATTGGTTCTGGTAAAGATACCATAGCAGAATATCTGGTGGCAAAACACGGGTTTAAGCAAGAAAGTTTTGCAGGTAATCTTAAAGACGCTATATCAACAATCTTTAATTGGGATAGAGAGTTGCTTGAAGGCAAGACCGAACTCGGTAGAGAATGGCGCGATACCATTGATACATGGTGGTCTAACAGATTGGGAATTCCAAACTTGACCCCACGATGGGTTCTTCAACATTGGGGCACAGAAGTATGCCGATATGGATTTCATTATGATATTTGGATAGCGAGTTTGGAAAACAAACTGCTTGAATCGACCCAAGATATTGTCATATCTGATTGTAGATTTCCCAATGAAATATCAATGATAAAAGGGTTGGGTGGTACAACTGTTCGAGTCTCGCGTGGTGGTAATCCGCAATGGTATGATATTGCGATTGCTGCAAATACAGGAGATGGGTCGGTATATCACCAACAATTATTAAATGAAATGCAAATTCATAAAAGTGAATGGGCATGGGTTGGTACAAAATTTGATATTGCTATCACCAATGACGGACAAAAAGAAGAGCTATATAGTTGCATTGAACGTGTTATATAG